GCAACCACCACCAGGCCCGAACTGTCGCCGGTTTCTGCTGGGTCATAGCCCACCCAAACCTGCCGGTCAGCCAGTGGGCGCGGCGCCAGTGGCCTGAAGTCCTCGGCCCACTCAACCCAGCTATCCACCATGCACGGCTGCAGCATGGCCAGCGGGAAGATGCTCGCGCCATCGTCCACAAACTGGCACATCAGCAGGTTTTGGAAGGCCTCAGCGTCGTATTCCTGGCGCAGCTCTTCGAGGTCGAACAGGTCGCAGCCACGCTGCTCGGCATCAAGGATGGTGACGATCTGCCGCCACACCTTGTCCTCACACAACCGGCCCTGTTGCAGCGCATCGTGGGAGATATCCACCGATATGCGATTGGCGGCCGGCTTGCCCTTGTTGAAGCGCTCACCCGTCCAGAAGGTGTAGGCCTCATGGGCCATGCTCGACGGCGTGCTGAAATACGTGCGGCGGTATTGCTTCTGCATCGCCATGCCCGAGGCGACCTTGTTCAGTTCCTTAAACTTGAACGTCCAGAAGAATTCGTCGAAGTAGAAGTTGCCGTGGTAGCCCTGCGCCGTGCGCGCGTTGGTACCCAGGAAGTGCAGCTCGGCGCCGTTGGCCAGGATGATCGGGTCGCCAGTCAGCTCAACCCCGCACACCTCACGGGCAAAGCTCTGGATATACGCCTTGAAGATGTGCGCCTGGTTCTTCGAGGCCGACAGGAATATCTGGTTACGGCCAGTGGTCAGCGCATCAATCAACGCCTCACGGGCAAAGTAGAACGTGGCACCGATCTGCCGGCTTTTCAGGATGGCCCTGGTGCGCTGGTTGCCCGCTTTGTACCAGTCCAACTGGTAACCGAAGCACCCATCGATAAACGCCTCAGTGAGCAGCTCGATATGCTCCTCACTGAACTCATTGCGGCTCGGCTTCTTCTTCGGCCCGCTGTTGCGGTCATGCAGTTTAGGGTTTAACTCAGCCTCAGTACCGCCACCCTTGAAGCGCTCAATCCGCGCCTGGCGCTCAAGCTGGCGGTGCAGCAGGTCAATTTCCTTGAAGTCCCCGCCCGATTTGCCGTCTTTCAGAATCAGCTGCACCAGGCGCGCTTCCAACGCCCCGCCGATCCGCTCTACGTTGTCTGCCCGGTCCCACTCATCGCGGGCCTTCCAGCTGTGCACGGTGCGTTCCTTCTCGCCCAGGTAATCGGCGATATCGGTGACGCGCCAACCCGTCCAGTACAAAAACTTGGCCTGGCGACGGTTATCACGGACGGGAATTTCAACGGCAGCATTCATGGCGCAGATGCTGCCTCGCACGCGCGTGGTGTACCCGCGCCGCACCTTGTAAAGGCGCGCCCTACAAGGTCGCCTCGTTGCCCGTAGCGCGCCAGCTCACGAACATGCCCTCAACGCAACGGCAGCACGCCGCCAACGCATCGAGGACAGCACCAATGGCCGCCACCACCCAACCAGCCAAGAAATACCGCTCCAAGTGGACCCGCATCGCCGTTGAGGGCGCGACCACCGACGGCCGCAATATCGACCGTACCTGGATCGAAGACATGGCCGCCCAGTACAACCCCAACACCTACGGCGCGCGCCTCAACTGCGAGCACATCAAGTGGGCATGGCCGGGCGGTGAATTTGGTGCCTATGGCGACGTGCTGGCACTCAAGGCTGAGGAAGTCGACATCGGCGGTGCCAAAAAACTGGCCCTGTTCGCACAGATCGAACCCAACGAAGCCCTGCTCGCCCTCAACAAAGCAGGCCAAAAGGTCTACACCTCGATTGAAGTGCAGCCCAAGTTCGCCGACACCGGCAAAGCCTATTTGATTGGCTTGGCCATCACCGACAGCCCCGCCAGCCTGGGCACCGAAGCCCTGAGCTTTAGCGCAACCCACGGCAACCTCGCCAACCGCAAACAGGACAAAGACAACCTGTTCAGTGCCGCCGAGGAAGCCCAACTCGAATTCGATGAAGTCACCGACGAACCCAGTGTTTTTGCGGCCATCAAAGCCAAGCTCGGTGATTTCATCAAAATGAGCAAGGACAAAGAAGGCAAGGACGCCAACACCTTCTCCGACATCGGTGAAGCCCTGGAAAGCCTGGTGACCCTCGCCACCCAGCAGGCCGACAAAGCCGAAAAAACCGGCACCGCCCTGGCCGCGCTGCAGCAGCAGTTCGCCAGCCTGGAAACCGAGCTGAATGCGCTCAAAACCAAGCTGGGCCAGACCGCCGACCACAAACAGCAACACCGCCCGCCAGTCACAGGCGGCGACGGCACCTTGCTGACCGGCTTCTAACCCCACGGCCAAAAACTGAAAAGCCTATTCACCGGAGAACACCCCCATGCGTAAAGAAACTCGCTTTGCCTTCGCCGCCCTGGCCGTGCAGATTGCCCTGCTCAACGGCGTGGCCAGCGCCCACGAAAAATTCAGCGTTGACCCGAGCATTCAGCAAAAGCTGGAAGTTGCGGTGCAGGAGTCCGATGGCTTCCTGAAACAAATCAACATCATTGGCGTTGACGAACAGTCAGGTGAAGCCCTGCTGCTGGGCGTCAACGGCCCAGTGGCCAGCCGCACGGATACCTCCGGTGGCACCCCGCGTAGCCCGCTGGCCCGTCAAAACCTGAGCAAAGACGCCTACACCTGCAAACAAACCAACTTCGACAGCGCGTTCCCATACCCGCTGCTCGATGCCTGGGCTAAGTTCCCGGACTTCCAGATCAAGCTGAGCAACGCCATCATCCTGCGCCAGGCCCTGGACCGCATCATGATTGGCTTCAACGGTACCAGCGCTGCGGCAACTACCAACCGCGCCACCAACCCACTGCTGCAAGACGTCAACATTGGTTGGCTGCAGAAGATCCGCACCGGCGCACCAGACCGCGTGCTGGATGAAGTAGTTGCAGCCTCCGGCGAAGTCACCCTCGGCGCGCGCAAGGTCATCAAAGTGGCAGGCGTGGACACCGTCTTCGAAGGCGACTACGCCACCCTGGACGGTCTGGTATTCGACGGCATCCAGATGCTCGACCCATGGCACCGCACCCGTCCGGATCTGCGCGTGATGGTTTCGCGCAACCTGATGCACAGCAAATTGCTGGCCGCCGTGGAAAAGGGTGCCGACTCCAACCAGGAAGAAAACGCCGCACAAGAGATCGTCAGCCGCGCCCGCCTGGGTGGCCTGCCGGTGGTCGACGCCCCGTTCTTCCCGGACAACACGGTGCTCATCACCACCCTCAGCAACCTGTCCATCTACTACCAGAACGGTGCCCGTCGCCGTCACCTGAAAGATGAGCCAGAGCTGGACCGTGTTGCCGACTACCAGTCGTCCAACGAAGCCTACGTGATCGAAGACTTTGGCCTGGTCGCACTGATCGAGAACATCACCCCAGTCGACTACCCAGAACCGACTGAAGCCTAAGAGGTTCGCCATGCAGCAGCACCTCACACCCGCCCAACGCAACCAGCTGCGCAAACGCGCAGCCCAGGAGGCCGCCGCCACCGCGCCGGCCATGAGCATGCACGGCGCTAATGCCTACGAGCAGCAACTCGCTCAATTGGCCCAGCACCGTGCGCGCCTCAAGCAGGTGCAGTCCAACCAGGGTAAGGCCGACCTCAAGGCGCAGCTGCTGCCTGAGTACGTGCCCTATGTGCAGGGCGTGCTGGCTGCTGGCAACGGTGCCCAGGATGAGGTGCTCACCACCATCATGCTCTGGCGCATCGATGCCGCCGACTACCCCGGCGCGCTGGAAGTGGCCGAGTACGTCATCAAGCACAAACTGAAAATGCCGGATCGCTTCGAGCGCACCACCGGCACCCTGATCGCCGAGGAAATCGCCGAAGCCGCCCTCAAGGCCCAGAAGGCTGGCGACAGCTTCCCGCTCTCGATTCTGGAGAACGCAGCTGCCATCACCGCCGAGCAGGACATGCCCGACCAAGCCCGCGCCAAGCTGCACCTGGCTATCGGCAAGGCTCTGGCGGCAATTCCTGATGATGCAGCAGATGGTGCGCTGGTACGCCTGGAAGAAGCCAAGCAACACCTGGCCAAAGCCATCGACCTGCACAGCAACTGCGGCGGCAAAAAGGATCTGGAGCGCGTCGAACGCCTCCTCAAGAAACACGCTGCGCCAGCAACACCGGCCAGCTAACCGAGCGTCCCCACGCGACCGGCGGCTCGGGGCTGATCAACAGGTTCTCTCCTTTCCTTGTTGTGACGCCCCGACCACCGCCGTTTTATTACCCAAGGCCAAGCCATGAGCGGATTTGTAGCCGGCGGCACCCCACCAACCGGCCCACACATCAACACCGACCCGTTTTGGCCATCCATTGAGCTGGACGCCATGCGCGCCGCTCTACGCATCGATGCCAGCGTCACCAACCCCCGGCTGGAAACCGCAGTTATCGCCGCCGCCATCAGCGTCAACCGCGAGCTGCTCAAGTGGCGCGGCGCCCAACAGGCGGCTGGCTACGCCACCCTGGCGGACGTACCAGCGGAAACCATCAAAGACGAATCCGAGCTAGTCCACCTCTACGCCCGCGCCATCCAGGCCGCTACCGGCGCCGAAGTGTGCGAGCGCTATCGCAGCTACGACAGCACCGGTACCGGCGACCGCAAAGCCGAAGACCTGCAGTTCAACATCGACGAATACCGCCGCGACCAACGCTGGGCCATCCGTGACCTGCTCGGCGTGCCCCGCATGTCAGTGGACCTCATCTGATGGCCACCACCCTGCGCGCCATCCAGGGCGACACAGTCGACGCCATCTGCTGGCGGCACTACGGCCGCACCGCAGCGGTTACCGAAGCCGTACTCGACGCCAACCCCGGCCTGGCCGACCTCGGCGCGCAGATCCCCCAGGGCACCCTGGTAATCCTTCCCGAAGAAGCCCCACAACCCCAACGCCAGATGGTGAACCTATGGGACTGATTCAACTCGCCCTCTACAAAGGCAAAGGCACCCTGTTCAACCGCCTGATTCGCCTGTGGACCGGCTCAATCTACAGCCACTGCGAGATAGTCATGCCAGATGGCCGCTGGTTATCGGCCAGCGCTATGGATGGAGGCGTCCGCGCCAAGCGCATCGACTACAAACCCGAACACTGGGATTTGATCCCCGTGCCCTGGGCGAATGCCAAGCTGATCGAGTCCGTATTCGACCGCCATGAGGGCGCTGGCTACGACTGGGCGGGCATTTTCCTCAGCCAGCTATTTTCCAGCGGCCTACATAGTGAAAACCGCATGTTCTGCAGTGAATTCTGCGCTGTTGGTTTCGGTTTCCATGGCATCGGCCAACGCTTCAATCCCTTGCTGATAGGCGAAACGGTACGCCGCATTAACCGCCTGCCTCTGGTTCAACTCGCCAACCAGCCCCTAACTCAACTAGAAGAAAGGACGCCCCATGGCTGAGCCAACAACCGGCGCCGTAGTAGTCGCCGCCACCGCAGGTGTAGGCCTGGCCACCGTTATGCCGCACATGGATGGCAACGCCCTGTTCGGCGCAATCATCGGTGCGGCGCTTATCGCCATGAACCAGCGCGACCTTAAAGCCTGGCAGCGCTGCGCCGGCCTGCTGGTATCGGTCGGTGCGGGCTACGTCAGCGCGCCCGAGATCGTCGCGCAAACCATCATCACCCAAACCGGTCCCGGTGGTTTTGTCGGGGCCATCCTCGTTGTACCGGTAGCCCTCAAAGCCCTGGAGCTGATCGAAAAAACCGACTTTTCCAGCTTTGTCCCGGCCTGGTTCAAAAAAGGCAAAGGAGAGTGATCATGCTCACCACCCTGCTGCCCATCATCGCCGCCATCGCCTACATCGCCGCCGCCCTGCGCCTGGTGTGCTTCCAACGCCACGGCGCCCGTATTCGTCGCGGCATTGCCCTGCTCGCCTGCCTGATGATCGGCGCGCTGTTCTGCGCCGGGGTAGAGATCCTGCTCTACCGGCAACCTGTAAGCGTATGGCAGGCGGCAATCGCCATCCTGCTGTGCATCCTCGTTTACCGCTCGCGCGGCAACCTCGCCGCCCTACTGAGGCCCAACCAATGACCCAGCCCCAACGCCTGCAGCACGGTTCCAAAGGCCAAGACGTACGCCAACTGCAACAGCGCCTCAACCTAGCCGGCGCTAACCTATTCCAGGATGGCGACTTCGGTGACGAAACCGAAAAAGCCGTGCGCGCCTACCAGCTCAAGGTGGGCCTGGTGGTCGATGGCGTTGCTGGCGAGAAAACCATCGCCGCCCTGGCTGGCGCCGATTGCAGCAAGCTGCTCGGCAATATCCACCTGGTGGACGCCGCCAAACGCCTCGGCGTCGACCTGGCCAGCATCTACGCCGTCAACGAGGTGGAAAGCACCGGCTCAGGCTTCCTGGTCAACGGCAAACCCAAAATTCTCTTTGAGCGCCACGTTATGCACCGCCTGCTGGCCACGCCACGGCACAAAGGTGACGACGCCGCAGCGCTCAAGGCCCACGCGGATCAACTGGCGATCCTGCACCCCGCCCTGGTCAACCCCAAAGCGGGTGGCTATGCCGGCGGTACCGCCGAACACCAGCGCCTGGCCAACGCCAAGTTGATCGACGCCCTGTGCGCGCCAGAGGCCTGCAGCTGGGGCGCTTTCCAGATCATGGGCTACCACTGGCAGCGGCTCGGTTATGCAAGCCTGGACGACTTCCTAACCCGCATGGCAGCCAGCGAGGCCGAGCAGTTCGAGGCGTTCGTGCGTTACATCGAGGCAGAGCCCGCCCTGCATAAAGCGCTCAAGGCCAAAAAATGGGCCGAGTTCGCCAAGCTCTACAACGGCCCCGCCTACGCCCGCAACCTGTACGACGTGAAGCTAGAGCGCGCCTACGAGCGCCACGCGGGCTGCGGCTGTGGGCAAAAGGTGGCGGCATGATCCAGCCCGAGCAGATCCGCAAGCTGGAGCTGCGCGACGGTGATGTCATTTGCCTGCCAGCTGACACCGGCTACGAATGCACCAAGCAGTTCAGTGATGCACTGCAGGAACTGCACCCAGGTAAACGTGTGCTGATCGTCCTGGGCAACGTGCACTCCCTGGATGAGCCCGCCATGAATGCCGCCGGCTGGTACCGCAAATGACCACCCTGCGCCAGATCGGCTATGGCCTCGCCCTGTTCGGCGCCCTCGGTCTGCTGTTCTGGGGCCAGTACCAGCAGGGCCAGGCCGTGGATGCCCGCGAAACCCTGGCCGCCGAGCGCATCGAGCAGCTCACCCAACGCAGCGCCCGCCAGGCTGCCAGCATCGTCCGCCTAGGTGGCGAGCTGGCAGCTCAGCGCATTGCCCAGCAGGGCCTGCAAACGGCCCAGGCCGACGTGCGCCAACAGCACGCCACCAGCCAGATCCACAAACAGGAGACCCGCCGCAATGACCCGAGTTTTAGTGATTGGAGCAGCCAGCCTCTCCCTGGCGCTGCTCGCCGGCTGCATGAGCGCCCCGGCCTTACCGGAGCACACGGTTACCGTGAGTGGCTGTCCCGTCGTAACTCCCTGCAGCCTGCTGCCGGCAGCCCCGCAGAATAACGGCCAGCTCAGCGACGACAGCGACTACCTGCTCAGCGCCTGGGCCGAATGCGCCGCCCAGGTCGACATGATCTACAACCACCAACAGCCCAGGGCCGACCCATGAACAAACCCACCAGCCTGCGCACCCACCTGCTGGCCAAAGTGCCCGAGCTGAAAGACAACCCAGACCGCCTGCTGGTATTCATCGATGACGGCAGCGTGCGCTGCACAGCCGCCGCCACCCTGTCCTGGGAATACACCTACACCCTGCAAATCATCCTCACCGACTACGCAGGCCACCCGGATGTGGTCATCCTGCCGCTGCTCGCCTGGGTGCGCGTGCACCAGAACGAACTGCTGGCCAACCTCGACAAAGCCAAAGACGGCCTGCAATTTGAAGCGGACATCATCGACGCCAGCAAAGTCGACCTGTCCATCAAACTGCCCCTGACCGAGCGCGTAGTCATCGGCCAGGACGGCGAAGGCACCACCACCATCACCCACCCGGCAGAGCCACAAGCGGCCTTGGCCTTCCTTGACCCAAACTGGCAGGCAGGCGCACAAGGCAACGCCAGCGAGTGGTATTTGCCAGATGACTGACATGCTCGACGACCTGGGCGGCTGGCTCACCCCGCTTATCACCCGGCTAGAGCCAACCGCGCGCAGCAAACTGGCCCGCGAGTTGGCCCAGCTGCTGCGCCGTAGCCAGCAGCAGCGCATCATCGCCCAGCGCAACCCAGACGGCACCGCCTACGCCCCGCGCAAACACCGCACCCTGCGCAGCAAGGTCGGGCGCATCAAGCGCAAGGCCAAAATGTTCACCAAGCTACGCACCGCCCGCTACATCCAGGCCAAAGGCAGCGCCGCCGAGGCCACCGTCAGCTTTGCCAGCCGTATCACCCGCATCGCCCGCGTGCACCAATACGGCTTACGTGACCGCGCAGAAAGAGGCGCACCCGACGTGGAATACGCCCAGCGCGAGCTGCTCGGCTTCAGCGCTGAAGAACAGGAATTCATCCGCGACCACCTGCTGCACCACCTCACCTTGTAAGCCCCCGCCCTACAAGCTAAGCCGGCTGCACCGCCTACGCGCGCGCGGCAACATCACCGGCATGAACGATCTCGCCACTCTCGCCCGCCTGCTGGAAAACCTGATCCGCTTCGGCACCATCGCCGCCGTGCAGATGGACCCACCGCGCGTACAGGTAAAAACCGGCACCCTCACCACCGCCTGGCTGCCCTGGTTGAACCCACGCGCCGGCCTGGATCGTGAGTGGAACCCGCCAACGGTGAACGAACAGGTGCTGCTGCTCAGTCCATCCGGCCAACTGGCCAACGGCGTTGCCATCACCGGCCTGTTTAGCGACCTGATCGAGGCCAACGGCGACCGCGACGGCCTGCACCGCCGCACCTACCGCGATGGCGCGGTGATCGAATACGACAGCATCGCCAAGCACCTGCGCGCCACCCTGCCCGGTACCGCAGAGGTGACCGCCGTGGGCAACGTCAGCATCACCACCCAGGCAGGGCTCAGCGCCACCGCTACCGGCAACATCGCCATTAAAAGCGCTGCAAACATCCTCATCGAAGCCATCGGCAACGTCGCCATCAAGGGCGCCAAAGTGGAACTCAACTGATGCCGGCCGTAACTCGCAAGGGCGACGCCTGCACCGGCCATGGCGCGTTTCCGCCGCGTGCGTCCACCGCCGGCAGCCCCAACGTCTTCGCCAACGGCATCGCCGTGCACCGCAAAGCAGACACCTGGGCCAGCCACTGCGACCCCAACAGCTGCCACGGCTCACAACTGGCCGATGGCAGTGCCACCGTATTTGCCAACGGCATGCCGCTGGGCCGCATCGGTGACCCAGTCGCCTGCGGCTCCAGCGTTGCCTCCGGCAGCACCAACGTATTCGCAGGGGGCTAAGCAGATGAACCGCCAAACCGGCCGCCCCATCACCAAGCTGCAGCACATCAGCCAAAGCATTGGCGACATCGTCACCACCCGCATCGGCTCGCGCGTTATGCGCCGTGAGTACGGCTGCCAGATGGTTGACCTGATCGACCAGCCCGGCAACGCCGCCACCCAGTTGCTGTGCTATGCCGCCATCGCCATGGCCCTCATTCGCTGGGAACCGCGCGTGCGCCTCAGCCGCGTGCAACTCACCGCGCTCAACATCGCCGGCCAGGCTGAGCTGGCCATCGAAGGCACCCTGGTGGATGGCAACGAACCGCTAAGCCTGAAAATCCCCCTCAGCATGGGGGCTACCGTATGACTGTCTGGACGCCCATCGACCTGGCCGCCCTGCCCGATCCGCAAGTGGTTGAGCAGCTCGACTACGAACAGATCCTCACCGAGCGCAAGGCCTACACCGTCAGCCTGTGGCCCGCAGCCGAGCAGGCAGAAATCGCCGCACGCCTGGCCCTGGAATCGGACCCACTCACCAAACTGGTACAGGAAAACGCCTACCGCGAGCTGCTCTGGCGTCAGCGCGTCAACGAAGCCGCGCTCGCCACCATGCTGGCCAAAGCCAAAGGCACCGACCTGGTACAGATCGCCGCCAACTACAACGTAGAACAGTTGGTCGTCACACCCGCAACAGATGACGAACCAGCGGTGATGGAAAGCGACGAAGCCCTGCGCGAACGCGCCCAGATGGCGTTTGAAGGCCTCAGCACCGCCGGCCCGCGCAACAGTTACATCTTCCATGCCCGCAGCGCCTCCGGCTTGGTGGCAGATGCCACGGCAGAAAGCCCCAGCCCGGCTGTGGTAGTAGTCACCGTGCAGGCCCTGCAGGGCGATGGCAGTGCAGACGAAGAGCTACTCGCCACCGTTGCAGCCTATCTTTCGGACGACGACCGCCGCCCACTGGCCGACCGCCTCACCGTACAAAGCGCCGAGGTGATCGAGTACAGCGTTACCGCCGCCCTGCACCTGGCCACCACCGGCCCCGAGGCTGAGCCCATCCGCCAGGCGGCCGAGGCTGCGTTACTCGCCCTGGTCAACACGCGGCGCCGGTTGGGTGTTGAGGTATCCACCTCGGCCATCTACGCAGCCCTGCATGTTGAGGGTGTGCGCAGCGTGTCGCTCACCGGCTGGACGCCCATCACGCCAACCACCGCCCAGGCCGCCTCCTGCACAGGCGTGACCGTGACAGTGGCC